CGGTATCTTTCTTTTTCTTTATATATTCCAATCGTTTAAACTTAGAATTAGGTATAATACTATGTAGGTAACTAAACCACATAGTATTATTTTCTAATATTGGCCAAACACGATTACTTGTTTGATTTACAAGATTAGATACTTCAGGTGAATACATAGAACACCATCTCTGTATTAAAAAAGGCTGAAACTCCTTAACCTCATTTATAGTAGAGGTGTCAGGAGTCTTAGTCTTAAAAAGTATCTTGTTAAGATATTCGAACATTAAACTGTAATTTTAGTGGTAGCAATAAAAATATTATCTACCATACTGTAGAACTGATCAATAACAGCTTTTTGAAATTGCTGTGTTTGTTCCGGTGTTAAGTTAGTACTATACGCAAAAGCAGGAGCCTTTTTACCGGCTGTTACATTGACACCGGTATGACCNATAGCAATACCGTCTTTAGAGTAGGTAATACTAACAGAAGCTTTACCTTTTTGTTGTACAATGCCACCTTGGGTAAATTCAGCATGTACCATAATATCGTCACCCTTCATTTCAATAGGCTTATTAATAATTTTATAAAGAATATTAGCTATTGATGTATTGAATAAACGTTGAAAACATACAGCACCCATTGGATCCAAGTTAGGTATTTCCCAACAGAAATTAACCATTGAATCACTATAAATGTAGTCGTTTTCAAGAGAATCTTCGAGGTCGATAAGGTTAATAGTAACTTCAACCGGTGCAACAAAGCTAACAATATTACCGATCGGTAATGTGCGATCTCTAAAATATTTATAAGCAAAACGCTTGTGAATAAAATCGCCGTTATATATTTTTTGGTCTGTTATAATCATAATTGTATGTTAATATAAATTTTAATATTCTCCACGATTAAATTTATTTAAAAACCAGTCTTGACCTTCAAGCCATTCTTTAGTAAACGATTTGAGCCCTGGAGATGCATGAGTCACATTAATATTGATAGTGCCTAACTTTAATTTGGCTTTATTACATGCCAAACTAAAATCGATATCATAAAAATGAAAACCAGCTGGACATGATTCATCAAATTTAACACCTGTATTGAATAGTTTCTTAGGGTTAAAAGCTAAGAACAAACCATCAAGTATTAATACTCTACCGGTTTTACCGAAGTGTGTTTTAAATGTTTTATTATCTACGTGGTGACCGACTGTACCGCTATGGGTTTCTCTCGGACACATGATATGCCATAAACAAGGCTGTCTAATGGATGGGTTACTACCACCCGCAAGCCCTACAACATCATATTTTTCAAGCGCTTGATGTAATTTAACTATCCAGTTCTTATCTGTAATAAGAATATCATCATGAGCTAAAACTAAAATACAATCTTCATCTTTATAGGTATTAATATATGAGTTATAAACTTTAGCTATAGCGGTTTTATTGTTAAAAGCACCGCTTGTGAGTGCTACACCGTCTAAGCCTTCACTATTAACAATAGTGAACTTACTTCTTTCTTTGAGATTTGAATAAGAAGTAGCTGTAGAACAATAACTAAGATATACATTCATTAGTCAGTGATAACACTACTGCACGGCAAATTCGAAAATGTTTGTTTAGTTTTTTCTGCTAAAACTGGGTTGTCAAAAGGGCCGCCCTCGAAGAGGTAAATGTTGCTGAGCTTAATATCAGGGTTATTAAGTTTTTGAGCAAGTTCAACCATGAGCTGATTTTGCTTCGGTGTCCATTCAGCACATATATCAGTAATGCTTGAAAATAATAAAGCTTCTACCAGTAATTGTTTTTCTTCTAAAGTTAATTGTATACCCTTCATATTAAGAAGAGTATAGCTACTTTTCTTAACAAATCTACATTTTATTTACCAAAAAAATGTATTAATAGATCTGTCATACTACCTATTAAAGCTACCCAAATTGCTGTTTGTATATGCCAGTGTAATTTTTGTCTCTCACTGTGCTTTGTTGCACATTTATTGAGTGTATCATGAAGTTCTTCGTAATGAGATGTCATGAAATCACGTTGCTCTTCAAGTCTAATATCTAATTCTGTCTTAAGATGTTCTATTTCAGTTTGTATAGTGGCAATCTGTTGCATTAAGCTTGGATGTCCATTACCATCTCGTACAATCTTACTAAGGACTTGTAAATCTTCTTTTACATTAACTATATCTCTGTTAATGTAATCAATGGCGGTGTTTCTTTCGGATGGCGTTTTCTTAGAGGGCATCCAATATTTATTGAATTTTATATAAAAAAGTAGGGGGATTTGTGTTTAAACCTACCTGCAGGTACTATACAGTTGTAGTCCTGTACATCATAAACAATTCCCTCCTTCAAGGATTCACTACCTTCAAATTCTGTAGATGAAAAACAGCCTGTAACCGAATTTGCAAATAATGTGCTCGCACTTCTGGCTAAATATGTTTTTTTATGTTTAGAGTTAAAAGCCCATATAGCAAACGTACCTTTAAGTAATTCCATAGCTTCTGACACTTGCGGTTTAATCTCTAACATACGAGGTATAATGCAGCTGTCGGTTCTACCGAAAAAATCTTCATCAGGAAAATACTCTTTACATAAACTCTCAAAGTTACTAATAATACCGTTATGAGATACTATCCAGTCACCATAAGTGAATGGGTGATTGTCGCCTGGTTCGAACGATTTCGTTTCTACTGTAGGGCCACGAGAGTGATACAAAAAATAACGACTGTAGGTGTCTATACCTGGTGGGTTAAAACAGTCTATAGATTCATTAAAAACCCCTTCAGTTTTATGTATACGGTACTGATCATTAGAGTCTAATGTTAATGCACCAGAACTATAATAACCCCTTGTAAGATTATTTTTATATAAATTAAAAGCTTTGTCTTTGTATTTTGAGCCAGCTATACCGCACATATTATGTTAAATAGGTTAAAGGTTTACAGTCGTATTGTTCCCAAGGTATATTACGTGAATATTTAATAGGGTCAATAGCTTTGTTATCAATAAAACCTTTGATACGTGCAGCACACGATACACATTCACCGCAAGCAGGATCAGTACCCTCATAACAAGTATGCGTCTGTCTGAAGTCTACCTGTAAGTCAATACCAGTCTTAATTACTTCTTCTTTAGAATAACGCATAAACGGCGCATTAACTTTAATAGTATTTTTACGATTAAGACCGTAAATGTCATTAACTTTATTTAAAAACATTGAGGTACAGTCCCAATAACCGCTAAAGTCATCTGTCTCCACTGCGCCATAAAACAAGTCTTGAGCACCAATAGATTCAGCCCAACCTGCCGCGCTTGTTAAGAGTAACAAGTTTCTAAAAGGTACATAGCTTAAGGGTTGAGCGTTACCTACATCATCTTTAGCTTTAGGTATTTTAAGATCTTTATTGGTTAAAGCAGACATAGTTGATATGTCTCTAAAGAAATCCATATCAATAACTTTGTGCTCTTTAACATTGCATGCTTTAGCTTGGAATATTGCACAGTCAATTTCTCGAGCAATCCGCTGACCGTAGTTAAACGTTACAGCATATACCTCATCGTATTTAAGTGTTTTAGTTACATAATGTAGTAACACGGTACTATCCATTCCGCCTGATAATATAACTAATGCTTTATTCATGTGTGTATTTTAAGTTATAAATGAGAAAATTCAATGTGATTTGATAAATAATATGTACATATGTCTACGTTTGCAAATAAATTTTTGAAAGCTCTTAACGAGGATACAGAAGGTAATGCTTTTACTGGTGCTTTACACAATACTAAAAAAGGTGAAAAAGCTAAAGTAGACGGTAAAGAAATCACCAACACTACTGGTACAATTCCAGAAGATAAAAAGTGGATCCAGCACACACATGCTAAAAAGGGCGGTTTACATAAAGCTTTACACGTTAAACAGGGTGAAAAGATTCCAGCTGCTAAATTAGATAAAGCTTTACATAGCAAAAATGCTCACTTACGCCACATGGCTCAGTTTGCAAAGAACGTTAAAGGTCTAAAAGAAAACGTAATGGAAGCCCCAAAAGCTCAACCGGAAGCCCCTGCAGCTGATGCACCTACTCAAGATGATGACTCAGCAGCTTGGCAAAAATCATTAGATAAAGGTACTGATCCAAAAGCTTTCGACACCCCAGATAACCCTCAACACACTGTTGATACAACTGGTATTCAAGCAGCTCATGAGTGGATACAAAAGCTTGAAGAAATGGCACACTTTGTTAACGGTACAGGCCCAGAAAGCTTAAACTCACAAATCAATCAATTAGAAATTAAGAATTCAGTTCCTTTCCGTGGTATTGTTCGTCGTGAAGAAAAACGTATTACTAAGTTGGCTGAAAACTTACGCGGTTTAGCAGAAGTGTTTAAGTCAGTAGTTATTACTTCTGAAAAGAAGATTAAAGACGTTAACTCACCTCGTTAATTACATTTAACCTGAGAGTAGTACAATAGACCTTTCATACCGCAATAGGTATGTTTGTTTATAAATTCCGGGTTTATTTCATCTTTCTTAGTGTGCACACACAACTCATTTAAATCTTTAAATTTGTTAAGTTCCTTAGGCCAAATAAACACACATTGATCTGCTTCAAGTAATTCTTTAGTTATCTTGTGTGATGTCTTATCTCTCCATTGATTATCTAAAACATATACTATCTTATGAAACGGAAACTTAGTGGTTATAGTATTTAACTGCTCTTCAGTGGGATGTATACCTGCTAAAGCTACACTATTACGTAAGAACATAGCATCAATAGGTCCCTCTTGTAGATAAATGTAATCAATATCAGAAGTAACTTTATCTAAGTTAAATATTCCTTTTTCACTATTAGCTTTAGATAGATACTTTGCTCTGTCTTCATCTACCTTATATAATGCTCTGGATTGATAGTGCTCTACCTTAGCATTACTATCTGCTGAATAAAAAGGAAATATAACTCTATTTTTGTGCGTATAATCTGTTAGACTTAACCAAAGCGCTCTCGGTTTATTAATAGCGGTGTCAAGTCGTCTATTAGTTATAAACGCTAAAGCATCCTGTATTACTTGGTTTTCTTTATAAAACGATACTTGATTGGTGTCGTACAAATTAATACTATCGTCCGGTAAACTCTTGGGGTTATATTTTTTATATGTTGCTGATTTTTTAATAATATCTTCTACAGTTTCAGCATGTGTTTCAGATTCGGATAATATCTCAGTTAAAGACATACCTGTTCTGTCTTTAACAAAGTCTATGCCGCTTTTACTTTCATTACAGTTATGACAGTATAGATGATCTTCTTCTGGAATATAAAAGAATCTACGCTTTCTACCTGCACTCTTGCCTTCATGGCAGTATGGGCACTCTCCTGCATACGTACCGGTACTTTTCTTAAATACTGGTCTTTTACAGTATTGAAAGAATGTACGAATAACTAAATTTTGAGAAATTTGCACGGTAGAGTAATTATATGTTATGGGCACCGCTAAAAATAGCAAATATATTCAAGGAATTTATAACCCTATAAACAAAGAAAAGTATATAGGTAACACAAATCCTTCATATAGATCTCTACTTGAGCGGAAGTTTTTCTACTACTTTGATACTAACCCGAACGTTACCGCGTGGGCAAGTGAGTCAATTGTAGTTCCTTATTATAACGACGTTGATAAAAAAGTACACAAGTATTATGTAGATTTAGTTGCAGCTATTAAAGATGATAATGGTAATGTACAAAAGTACTTGATAGAGGTTAAACCACACACTCAAACACAACCCCCAGTACCTTCTGATAGGAAAAAATCGAGTACAGTGTTATACGAGAATTTAATGTACCATCAAAATCAGTGCAAATGGAAAGCCGCGAGTGATTACGCGGCTAAGAAAGATATGAAGTTTGTTGTACTGACCGAAAAGTTTTTAGGTAATTAATCAGATTCTACTGCATCTGTTTCATCAGCATCGTAAGGGCTCTTTTTCATTGCCTTTACATAATGTGAAACATAAGGATCAGCTTCTACTTCGTCTTCATCTTCGTCTTTATCTACTTTAGGGGCAACTTCAGCTGCTTTACGTTTTGCAGCTAAAATACGATCGCGTTCAGCTTTTGGCTTCATGAAAAACTTACGCAAACGAGCCATCTTAGCAGCTTTTTCAGCTTCAGGATCAAATTCGGGTTCAACTTCACTTGGTTCTTCACCTTTTGCTAAAGCTACCATGCCCACTACATCCTTAAGACTACCTTCAAATGGTGTTTCGCCTGGTAATGTGTTTTTGAGATGTTTATATATTTCTTCTGGAGATAGGCCTTGAGATACTAATTGATCAACAACTTCTTGTTTACGTGGATCAATCTCTGTAGGTGTATGTTGTACAACAGGTGCAGCTGCTGGTGTAGTGCCACCTCTTGTGGATTTCTTAAAGTGATAATATGCACTTGGACCTTTAGCTAATTCAGGATTAGCTGCTTTCCAATCAGCAAAAGAAGCATTAGGGTTACGACCTTCTGTTTCTTCAGAGGTAATAGATTCGTTAATTACGTTTGCAAGCTTGTTGAAATTCATACGATTAATATGATTACTTACACAAATTAAGGCAAGTTTTTATTTCATTTTTTTCATTGGCTCAATTAAGTTCTTTTCCAGTAATTCTTTTTGTAAGAAATCCGAAACAATAGACTCATTTTCACCAAACATATCACCTTTATCGTTAATATAAAGGTTTATCATTGCAATACGCTCTTGTCTACTACCAAAAATAGGGATAATAGGTGGGCAATCATCATGATTAAAGAAACGTGTTCCTGTACCTTTTTCCCACGCTTTATAAATACCTTCAAATATATGGCCTATTTCAGAACGATAAACAGGGTCAATGTCTCTGTTGGGTGCAGCGGTTAACAACACGTCGTTTTCTTTACAGAAAGGTAGATAGAATATAACTGAATATGAACTCATAGCGTTACGAACAAGAGTTACACACTTGTTAATAAACGCTTCATCGATACCACCTAAACCCTTATCAAACAGCCAAAGTGAATACACTAAATTATCTAATGGTGTACGGTCAAATACCATTTTTTTCTTACCATAGTTTTCCATTGCTTCATCAATAAGAAAATTAAGTATTGTTTCTTGAGATTCCTTTGTAGCATCCTTATTCAAAGGAAGATTCTTTTCTTTTACTAAGTCTCTATAAGTCTTGCTTGGAGACTGAAACATTGGCCATTTTTCTTTAAAATCTGCAATAAGTGTAGATTTGCCTACACATTGTGTACCGATAATGCCAACTTTTTTAAGTTTTGAGGTGCTCATTTATTAGAATTTACGCTTTTTAGTGATATTAGCAACCTCATTCATCATCTTCAGGTGGTTGACCGGTTTCAACATCTACCCAATCAAGAACGCAATTGTCAGGTGGGTTGTAACCTATAGCTTTAACAAAAGCGTTAAACTGCTCTGTTAATTCCTGTAAGTCGGCTTGACCGTCAAATATAATTTCAATTTTACGAGGCACACTGACATTAATATCGTCATTAGTATGCTCTAACGTATATGTGAATTT